GACCTCAGCAAAATCGTATTCTACTTCATGACCGCTATTCTCACAAGCAATCATCGCTCTGTCCATTACCTTCTAAAAATTTCTCCATTGAGAATAATCAAGTACAGCGTCAAGTTCTCTTGTACTCCAATACTCGCTTCCATCTCCTCTAACATACTTAATATCTTCAAACTGCCTATATTCTTTTGCTTTTAAATTTGGAATATTCTACCCTCTTTCAATATATATTTTAATGAAAATAATTCTATATCAATTATATTTCTCTTTATCTTCTGCTACTAATAACAATGTTCTATCAGCATGATTATTGTACGAATAAACATTACTTTTTTCCTCAAAGTTATAATTATCAGTCCAAAGTTCACACTGCGTCATAACAGTCTGAACAGCATCATCCATTCCTTCTGGTGGGTATTTATGTTTTTTTAAAAGCTTTTTAATTAGCATACGCATTTTAGCTCTTGCAGACTCTCGTTTCTGCCAATCGATCGTCTTGTTTTTCCGGAGGGTATCTGCTAATTCTTTTGTTATTGCAATGAGTTCATTATTTTCATAAAAATCTTTAATTGCCTGTGGTTTTGTCAATGCATCATAGAAAGCAAGTTCATCAGCAGTCAGTCCTAATTTATCTCCCTCTTGATGTGCTGCTGCAATCTGTTTTGCCAATTTTAACATTTCTTCTATAACTTCTTCATTGGTTAGCATCCCGTTAAGATACGCATTGATAGCACGCTGCATAATTTCGCAGAACTTTTCAGATTTTACAATATTTGTCCTACGATAAACCGAAACTTGCTCTGCAATCAACTTTTTCAATAGTTCGACTGCAAGATTTTTCTCTTTTATATTTGCAACTTCTTGAAGAAATTTTGGGTCAAACAAAGAGAATTCTTCTTTAATGTCTGAAAATAAATTTATTACCCCATCACTTTTAATACTCTGTTTCAAAAGCTCATTTATTCTCGCATTCATTTCCGGTAAGGAAATCTTTTTACCAACACCAGTATTTGTAAGTCTTAAAACAAGAACTCTAACAGCCTCAAAGAATGCTGCCTCAAATCTACTATCTTCATCAACTAATGAAGAACAAAGGGAAAGAGCCTGATGAAGCATAAGGGCTTCTTTTACGAAGGAATCTTTATCATCAACTTTTTCTCTACCCATAATAAAATTCACAGCACCACTGATAGTTTTTGCTCTTTCAAGGTCTGTACCATTAATAAACTTTGTATAATCATATTCATGGAACTTATCACGGCAAACTGATAATTTCTCCAAGAACTTAGGATATGCAACCTTTGCAACATCTGTATCGCCATAGTTCTTTTTGTCACGAGAAGTATAGTCGTTCATTGCTTGCTTCAGAGCAGTAGCAATTCCAACATAGTCAACAACAAGCCCACCTTCTTTATCACGGAACACCCGGTTTACACGAGCAATTGCTTGCATAAGATTGTGTCCGGACATAGGTTTATATACATACATCGTAGCAAGAGACGGCACATCAAATCCGGTTAGCCACATATCAACAACAATCGCAATCTTCATAGGACTATCGTTATCTTTGAATTTCTTTGCAAGCTCATTCTTATGGTGTTTATTACCTATAATCTGTCTCCATTCTTCTGGATCATTGTTGCCAGAGGTCATAACAACAGCTACTTTTTCAGTCCAATCCGGACGAAGTTCTAATATTCGCTTGTAAATCTTCATGGCAATGGGGCGAGAATATGCAACAATCATCGCTTTACCTGTAAGCAAATTCTCTCTATTATTTTCATAGTGGTCAAGAATATCACAAGCCAAAGAATTAATAGTGTTATCATTCCCAAGCACTGCTTCCATCTGACCAAGCTCTCTCTTGCTCTTTTCAATAACTTCCTCATCAGCATTAAGAGCCATTAAATCATACTCTGCATCAATTAATTTCAAGGTAGTTTCATCAAGATTGAGCTTAATTACACGACTTTCATAATAAACCGGACGTGTTGCACCATCTTCAACTGCTTGTGTCATATCATATATGTCAATATAATCACCAAATACTTCACGGGTGCTGCGGTCTTTGGCTGAAATAGGCGTGCCGGTAAATCCAATATATGTAGCTTTTGGAAGTGTATTACGAATAATTCTTGCTGTGCCAATAACACGCTTTGCTACTTCATCACCATCTTCATTCTTTGTAATTTTAATCTTTTCAGCAAGTCCATATTGTCCTCTATGAGCTTCATCAGCCATAACTATAATATTACGACGTTCAGACAGAGGCTCGTTAGACTCCTCGAATTTCTGCATAGTAGTAAAGATTATGCCGTTTGCCTGTCTGCCGGCAAGCAGAGTTTTGAGATTTTCTCTACTTTCTGCTTGTAACGGTTCTTGTCTTAAAAAGTCCTTACACTTTGCAAACTGACTATAAAGCTGATCATCAAGGTCGTTTCGGTCAGTAAGCACAACAATAGTAGGGCTATCTAATGCTTCCTGCAATAAATGAGCATAGAACACCATAGAAAGTGATTTACCGCTTCCCTGAGTATGCCAGAAAACACCACCCTTACCATCAGTAATTGTAGCATGCTTTGTAGATTTAATCGCTTTTCTTACCGCAAAATACTGATGGTATCCGGCAAGAATTTTAAATGTGTTAATCCCCTCATTTGAAAAGCAAATAAAGTTCTTGATAATATCAAGCAGTCTTTCTTTTTGAAACATTCCCTCAAAGAAAGTGTCAAACTGAGCATACTGTGTGTTCTCATAATTACCGTCTTTTGTTTTCCACTCCATAAAGCGGTCTTCACCGGAAGTAATAGTCCCCGCTTTAGATGTCAACTGATCGCTCATAACACAGATAGCATTATATATGAATATAGACGGAATTTCCTGCATATAATTACGAAGCTGTCTATACGCTTCAGATACATCAGTTTCTTCACGAGAAGGAGACTTCAGCTCAATCAATACAACAGGCAATCCGTTCAAAAAAAGAACTACATCCGGGCGTTTATTGCTGTTCTCAATGAATGTCCATTGATTAGCCACTATAAATGAGTTGTTGTCGGGATTTTTATAGTCAACAAGATAGACGATAGAGGAACGTTCCTCACCGCCAACGAAATATCTTACAGGAATCCCGTTTTGCAGATAGTCCATAAAAATTGCATTTTTCTGCACAAGCTCTCCATTTTCAAAGTTTTTGAGTTTATATAATGCTTCCTGAATTGCATCATCCGGTATTCCTCTATTCAAACGATATAGAGATTCAACCAAAGCCTCTTCATATAATGGATTGTAAAAATCCCTTTCAATATCAGGACCGTATACATACTCGTATCCCAAATCATTCTGAAATAATTCAATTATTGAGTTTTCATAATTTGCTTCTATGAAAAATTTCGACACTATTTTTCACTCCTCTCAGATAATTCAGTTGCTATCTTTATAATTTTATCACTGATGTACTCTGATTCATTCTTTGCATGTTCTTTATCGAATCCATTTTTCAGTAATACTTTTTGAACGCTTACCTTAAATCTACTTATTACAGACTCTTGTCTATTCCAATCAATTATTGAAACCCATTCTTCCACCAATTCCCATATTTTTTGCATATTGAAATAATATTTTTCGCTTAAATCTTTAATGACAGTATCTTTGAAACCTTCATCTTTTATTATGCTGCTATTTATTTCAATATCTGTTTTTATTATTTGTTGGTTTATATCGTTAGAATCAAATTTTATAAATTCTGATGAAGCCTTTGTTTTCGCATTCTTTTTATTTTTTATATAACTCAATTGATGTTCTAATTCAGGAAATAAAGTTGCCTCATTTATATTATAAGTATCTAATTCCTCTAATATTTCTTTCTTCTTCTCCCCAGAGATATAGAAAAACTTTCTATCAAATTCATCTCGTAAATCTTTATATCCTTTTTCTATACTGGACTCACTGATAGACTCGGTATAAACAAAATTAAAGCATCCTGCCAATAAAAACATTCCGCATTGTCTTGATAATCTTTCATTGTTGTATGGTGGAATAACAATATAATTATTCTGAATAATATTTATAAATTCTTCGTAATGTTCTTTAGATTTCCATCTTTCTTCTAACTCTTTTGATATAGCTTGTCGTTCTGTAAGTTTTCTCAATATGGATTCAAGGGTATTATCATTTGATAAATCTATCTGAGATAAAGAGGATATGACTTTTATATTTATCTCATTTGTAGATACAGAGTATTTTTTATTAAAAAATATTACACCATTCGCTTCTTGTATTTTAGTGTCTTCTTCATTTTCAATTTCTTTATAACATACATCACCATATTCTTCACAAGCAAAGTATAAGGCAACTAACGGATTCGTAGTTAAATCCAACAATCTTGTGCACATTCCATAATGCTGGTATTTCGTCATGATTTCAAAATCATTATTTATAGAAATAAATTCATAAGGTGCTTTTAATAGAGGAACTTGCATTAATGTATGTTCTACACTTAAAAAATTACCTCTAAAAATGCTTGGAATAACATCCCAGAAATCAGTTTTTTGTCCTCTGAAAAATAATTCCTCATTGCTCCCATACAAATCATCTTTTATCTTATTTACTTCATCAATAAAAGAACTTACAGAAGTTATCTCTATTCCATAGTTTTCCATTTCATCTTTATTAAATATTATTTCTTCCATATTTACGACTCCTTCTGTAATATAAACAATAATTTAGAGCAGCAAGCTCAGGCTATCTTTGATAATATGTTTCCCAATACTTCATCAGGCGATAAATTTATTGGTGATTTCATAACACCCAAACGAGGAAAGAATTTATTGTCAAAAAATGCTATATTGGGCGATGTTCCTGTTGTTGCAGGTGGATTAGAACCATCAACTTATCATAATGTATCAAATACACAAGCTCCTGTTCTCGCAATTTCTGCATCGGGAGCAAATGCTGGATATGTTAGCTTATGGAACACCCCAATTTGGTCATCAGATTCATCTTATATAGATAGTTCTATGACTAATGATGTTTATTTTTGGTATGTCTTATTAAAGAAAAGACAAACAGAAATATTTGATACTCAAACTGGTTCGGCACAACCCCACATTTATCCTCAACATATTGCTACTATGCCAATAACAAATATAAGTAACGATGATATTTCTACATTCACAAATACGGTTACACCTATATTTGAAAGAATAGGTCATAATAAGGCTGAAAATATTCGGTTATCTGCTTTGCGAGACACTCTTTTACCAAAACTTATGTCCGGCGAACTTGATGTGTCTGACATAGACCTCTAAGCCGCTAAATTATTGTTTATTTCAGTATTTTTCTGTATTCTGCTTGATAATGCACACAAAACAGATGCAATTTTTTTTTGTTCAGTCAAAGGTGGTAATTCCACCTCAATATTTTCAATATCAGCTGATTTAATCGAAGGATAAGCTGAAACGCTCTGTTCTGCTATTGAATGAAGTCGCTCAATAATACGATCCTGTGATAACAAATAATAAAGGAAATCTGCATCTACTTCCACCTCATCAACATCTATAACCGTGAAACCTGTAGATACCAGAAAATTTTCTAGATGTTCTTTAATGATTCCATAATGGTGTTGGTTAGGTCTAACTGTAGAATATAGAATACTGTTATACTTAACTTTTCTTTTTGCCCTGCTTGGAAGCTTTTCTGTATTTAAATCAATTCTTTGGATTTTATCTACAATATTTTTTGTTATATTACCTGTATCAAGATAATTAACGAACTCCCATCCTTCCTTTGAAGAATATGATGATGTATTTGTCAAAATTACATCTCCAAGTCTTGTTTTTTTCCATTTGTTCATTCAAAATACCTCTCTATCCAATGTATTTTCGATGAGCAATTTTAACATTACTCTGTTTGACCATTGCATACTGCAAGGTCGTGTCTATTTTCCTATGCCCTAAAAGCTGTTGTAGCTGTTCAATAGGCATTCCTTTATCTATTGCTATAGTTGCAAGGGTTCGCCTGAACTTATGTGGATGTACCTTGTGCAATCCTAATCTTCTTCCGAAGTTTCTAAGTCTTGTTTCTACCCCACCAATTTTCAGCCTTTCATAAGGCGCCTTAAGTGATACAAATAAAGCCTGGTTATCATCTTCTCTACTATGCAAATAGTTTTTAAGATGAATTTTCGTTCTAGCGTCAAAGTAAACCACTCGTTCTTTACTTCCCTTACCAAAAACTACACATTCTCTTTCGTTAAAATCTATATCATCACGGTTAAGTAGTACCATTTCGCCAACACGCATACCTGTAGAGGCAAGCATATCTATCATTGCCAAATCACGAAGTTCCGTACAGTTATCCCTCATAAGCTCTAAGTCTTCATCAGAATAAGTTTCTTTTATACTACTAGCAGTCTTTACCTTATGAATTCTTCTAACAGGACTCTTTAAAATATAATCTTCATCTTCCAACCAAGAGAAGAAGCTTGATAGTATACGACGGATATTGTCAATTGTGACTTTACTTGTTTTTTTCTTTTCTTGATATTCGGTTAGGTATCCTCGAATATCATCCGTAACAATATGCTTAACATCTTTTTTCAATTCACCAAGCATAGCTTCAATAGTAGCTTTGTAGTATTTAAGCGACTTCTCGGAACAGCCTTCAATTCGTTTTGCTGATAAGAACAGTTCCACATAGTTCTGTTCCCAGTGTGTCTCTTTACTTTTATTTCTTGTTACATCATATTGTGCAAGAGTATATCTTAATACCTCTTGCAACTTTTCATTTTGAGCGTTATTAAGGTAAGGCAACATATCTTGAATAACACCGTTGATTAGTTCTTGTTTCATAGTCAATTCTCCTTTGAGTATTTCTTAGAGAACGACTATGGGGCGGAAGTCCCCTGATATTAACTCTCGCCACCCACGAGAGTTATGGGATATATTATAAAAAACAATAATTTAGCGGCTTAAATGTCGATGCTGGAGATATCCAGCTCGCCGGACATGAGTTTTGGTAAAAGGATTTCTCTTAATGAGGCAAGTTTCTTATTTTCTATTCGATTTGAGATAATCAAGTCATAAATTGGCTGAAGTAAGGCTCCAATTCGGCTATAGTCTGATTCGTTAGGTATGAAAACCTCTGCTTTTCCAAGTTCATCACGTTTGATGTGTCCCATTGTTGTTACTTTGTCAGCAGCAACAGATATAAAGTGGTCAAGATGGTGTTTTGTCCACGCATAATAAAACCACTTGTCATACTTGCTTGATGTTACCTTGAACAAATGTTGGTTCAAACCACAAATACCGCCACACCAAAAATCGACTAACAGACTACCTGACCAAGAAAAAATAACATCACCATCGTGAATGATATATTCACTTTTGATGTTCGGAGAACACAATTCACTGTTATTATCACAAAAACCTTGACGAAGTTCCCTGATTTTAAGAACCGAAATTCCAATTTCGTCACCTGTTGGGCGATATTTTTGCATAGCAAGACCGTTTAGATAGTCTGCAATATCTATCAAATTGGCTTGCTTCCAATCATCATGTAGCGTTTTAAGAGATAGAAACTCATTTATAAATATTGCCTGAGCTTGCTCTTGTAAATTATTGTTTATCTTGTTATTTAAAGATATCTTATCATCCAGAAATTTTAACAAAGATCCAATTTTCACTTGCTCATCCAAAGATGGCAAATCTAATTTAATATCCTTAATAACATCAATTTGAACACGTTGTCTACCTGATGAACCAACCATTGACTTAATTGCAATGTCACGAACAATCGGACTACAAACTAAATAATACAAATAGTCTTCATCCACAATTCCATCAACCGCTCGAAAAACAATATATTCTGTTGACCCAAATCCAACTTCTCCATCTTCCAATATATTTATTTTCGCAGTTTTTCCATTTTCCAAACAAGGTGTAATACGTGCCATTATAGTGTCACCATTTCTAAATTTTGTTCCCCCTTTAAATTTTGTCACTTCAAAAGAAGGAATATCACGATAAAAAGGCTGCAACTTTTCCATAGGAACTTTTTTAGATAGGGTACCTTTCTTGATCCTCTCAGTTGGATTAAACAAAGCTACTTCTGAAAATTTACACTTCATATCCTATAGCCCCCAATTTCTTACGAATCTCGTCCTCAAGTTCGTGTGATTTTGTAAACATATCGGAAAGCTCCGAAGTCAATCTTGTCATCTTTTCTTCAAACGGCTCTCCATCGTCTTCCTGTTCTGCAATTCCTACATATCGACCGGGAGTTAATATATAATCTTGCTTTGCAATATCTTCTATTGATGCTATCGCTGAAAATCCCTTTTTCTCCTCTAACACCCCATTTTGAAAATCTTCAAATGTTTTTGCTAATAAGTCAATATCTCCAAGGCTTCCGTCTTCTTGTATACCTTCCGTAAAATCTCTATGTTTTCTATCAACCATATATCCCATTTTTCTGGCATCAATAAATAGAGTCTTCCCTTTTTGCTTTTTATTTTTGGTAATGAACCACAATGTCACTGGAATGGTTACACTATAAAATAGCTGTGTCGGTAAAGCTACAATTCCTTCAACGAGATCATCTTCTATAATCTTTTTCCTTATTTCTCCTTCTCCAGAAGATTGCGATGATAACGCTCCATTAGCAAGTACTAAACCTATTTTCCCATTCGGTGCTAAGTGGTGAATCATATGTTGTATCCACGCATAGTTTGCATTCCCTGAGGGTGGAGTTCCATATTTCCACCTAACATCATCTTTTAGTTTATCCGCTCCCCAATTAGAAAGATTGAACGGTGGATTTGCCATAATGAAATCCGATTTTAACGTTTTATGGATATCATTAAAAAATGTATCGGCATGATAAGAGCCAAAATTGGCATCAATTCCTCTTATTGCCATATTCATTTTCGCCATCTTCCATGTATCTGCATTTGATTCCTGTCCATAAACAGAAATATTTCCTCGATTGTCGCTATGAGCCTGTACAAATTTTTCACTCTGTACAAACATACCACCACTACCCATACATGGATCATACACTCTGCAATTATTGAATGGTTTTAGTATGGCAACAATTGTCTTTACAATACTTGAAGGCGTATAAAATTCGCCGCCCTTTGTTCCTTCATAGGCAGCAAACTGAGCAATACAGTATTCATATGTCCTACCCAGTAAATCTTTACTTGCTTCTGTTCCATCCATTTTTACTTCGTTAGTAAATAAGTCAACAACTTCCCCTAAAACTCTTTTATCCAAATCAGGACTGGCATAATTTTTAGGTAAAACATTTTTGAGTGTTATATTTTCTTTTTCAATCGCTCTCATAGCGTCATCAATTACTGTGCCAATTTCAGGTGTGTGTGCAGCAGAAGAAATCCTACTCCAACGAGCTTCTTCCGGCACAAAAAAGATATTTTCCTCAGCATATGCATCCCTATCGTTTTCAAAACCGTCGCCTTCTTTTAAAAGTTCCTCATAGCGTCTTTCAAAGGCACTTGATATATAACGAAGAAAAATAAGACCTACGATAACCTTTCTGTATTCTGCCGCAGGAATATGCCCCCAAAGAACACAAGCTGCATCCCAAATTTGTTTTTCAAAACCTATATTTGTATTGTTTTTGACAGCCATTATTTATTCACCATCCTCCTTAAATTCCTTAATATCATCTAATGCACAATCCAGTGATTTACAAATCTTCCAAGGACTTGCACAGTAACATTCCTATTTTTATTAAGCTTATTAATCTTGTATGTACCGACCCCTGCAAGCTCTGCCAATTTCTTCTTCATATTCCTGTCCAGCAAAATAATCTACATTTATTTATAATTAGCTTTCATGATGAACCTACCTTCCATGAATATATAAAATTCTTTTACAATTATAACATAAAGTCAAGTTAAAATATAGTTATAACTCCATTTTGATTAAAAATTCAGATGTTCCATCAAAATAAGAGTGCACATGACAAATTTTCTTTCACCATGTGCATCGCCTCTATCTTTTCATATCCTTCGTTCTAGATTTCGATTTCATAACCTTTATCAGATTCCCTTTTTATCTCCTAAAGAATGCTTTGGATAAGGTATTATAAATAAGGCAATAATAAAGATACACTATCTAATAAAAGTAAAGCAATAAATAATTGGGAAAAATATGTGAGAGATATAACAATAAAATAAAGGTAATAAAAAGTATGATATTTAGGAAAAGAAATTATGAAAGACTTAGAAAATTGATATACCTCCGTATTTTACAGTAGTATAGGTGTTTTGCACCCCACTATTGAAAAAGAACTTATAATCTTAAAGTTATGTCCTTTTTATAATTTTTGTCTAATTAACATAATAAAATAAAGTCTATAGAATTATATCTCTTGCCCACTTAGTGCATTCATCTGATTCATGAAGTCCAATCTCTTGCCATATGCCAGCGTAATAGATTCCAGTCTCGGGATCCTTTGCACTGTTTTTCCGGTGCCCTTTTATGTGCTTTGGGTCATATACCTTGTTCATCTTCCAAGTTGCTTTATTAGCATTCTCTAGTGTTAGTACTCTCTTCTTATCAAACAAAAGTAGTCCCGCTCCAGACTTTGTTTTATCAAAAGACAGCGTTTTAGAAGCTATGAATATCAAATTAGTAGGATTCTTTCTTCGCTCTTCGATAGAATGGGGATGCCACCATAGTTCTTTTTGTTCTTCCGAAGTAGAAAGGATTCTCCCTACCTGCAGATAACCCCATATAACCTGCAAGTCTTTATCTTTATAGAAGTCTCCTGTTCTTCTCGTGTACTTGTACTTTCCTTCCGTTTGGTATACCTGATGAAAATTACCAAAGAACAAGAATATGTCTCCTTCTTTAACTCCTATGTTGGTAAGGTATCTGGCTGATGAATTAATCTGTCCAAAAGCTGGCACCCAGTTAGATATTTTTTTTACTCTTCTTTTTTGGTCTAAATCAGGATCAACATGGCATGATTCAATGCCATTGTAATTTAAATCTTTAAGGATTTTCTTATAGTTTTCTTTCTTATAGCTAAGCTGCTCATATGTATCTCTATTGTCTAATTTACTTGGAATGGGAAATGAAATCATGGCTCTGTCTTCAAAGACAGGGCTTGCTATTCCTCCATTCGCTGAGTCAAATCCTTTTCTACTAAGTATTACTCTCATATATTCACCATCACAAATTCTAATTTATCATTTACTCTTTTACAAAAGCCTCCCACCAAAACGATGGAAGACTTTAAAGAATTTACCTAAATTCAACAACTCCCTTTTGAACCTACTTTTGGGACTTATTAGTATCAAAATAGTATCACTCAAGAGTTTTTTGCCCCTGCAAATCGCTAAAACTCAGCGTTCTCAACGGTTTTATAGGAGAAACATATTTGTTACTATTACTCCCACTCTTTTGCTACTTGATATTATATCGAATAAAATATTGAATTTAAAGTGTTTTTATTTACAAATATATACTAAATTCAATAGAATAATAATGAAGTGTGGTCAAAATGCGGTCAGTATAGTTTTTATTTTTACGAGCTAAGACAGTGCTATTGCACCGTCTTGACTCACACTACATATTAATTAATTAATTTCTCTGCAGGAGCTACTACTTTTTTATTATATCATAATATTGCAGGGATCTATCTCTACTTTAACATTTCATATAATCTTACAGCCACTGCTGCTACTTCCTGCCTTGTTATGTTATCCTTTGGTCGTGTACCGTCTATCAAACCTAATTCAGTTGCTTTTTCCCAGTTCTCTTTTGCCCATGCACTTGGCTCTTGTGTATTTTCCATAACTTTAATACTCTCCATTTCTTTTATATATACTTTTAATTTATCCCCATAACTTTGACTTGGTGCCCATTTCCCACTTAGCTCTTCCACGGTTTTAGCAGTTCCAAGTAGATAAGGAAAATGTCTTGGATCAAGTGTGTTTTCTCTTGGATAGCCTTTAGCTCCTGCATACAGTGCCAAATGGTCTAAATGCGCAGATATACCATCATGCCATGTTTTAAATCTCATATGTGCATTTTTATCATAGTCTCCACCACCTTGTGGCACTTTCAATCCGCAAGGATTATGATACGATGCGTCAAGTCCTGCAGCTGATTTTACAGCATATAAAAATCCAGTCTCATGCGCAAATTGTGCATATGAAATAGCCGGATTAATATTTCTTTCTAATGATAAATGATAATATAACTCTGCCAAGTCAATAAACTCTCTATTTGATGTCCTTGTCTTCGCCCACTGTTTCATCTGTTGAATTGTAACTGTCGGCTCTGATAATATATCAGTACCTTTATTACTTATATTACTTATCCCTAAGTAATTACATATCCCTTTTGCTATCGCTTGAGCAAATTCATTCTGTTTAGTTTTTAGTAGTTCTCTATCAGCATCATTGGATATAAAGGCTAACTCAACAAGTACAGCAGGCATATTCGTTCCAGTTAGTACAGTAAAATTAGCTGTCTTAATACCTCTGTCAGCTCGTATTAATGATTTATTCTCGTTCACAGATGATTTTATATCAGCAGATAACTTATTTCCTTTTGTTGAACCTATTGAATGAAATATCTCAAATCCGTGTGCTTGTGTACTTGATGCACTATTACAATGTATGGAAACAAATACATCGGCTTTTTCCCTGTTAGCAATGTTACATCTATCTTTAAGCTCTACAAATGTATCATTTGTTCTTGTCATTATGACTTGTAGACCTTGTCTTTCCAATAACTGTTTTAGTATTGTAGAGACATTTATCACTATATCCTTCTCATTTACTCCTTGTGCTGTTGCTCCTGGGTCCTTTCCACCATGTCCAGGGTCAATACATATTTTAGGCATCAGTTTTGCCTCCCTTATCTTTTAATTGTTCTAATATTTCTTTCAGCTTATCAGGATATGGAACACCTAATTTACTCGTATTTTCAAGAACCGATACACCTTCATTTGAGGCATAAAAAAATATTATAGCGTTTCTTAAAAATTGAGAACCTAAGGACTTATCAAGTTCAAATCCTACCCACACTAAAATTAATATTATTACTTTTTTAATAAGCCCGGTAAATCCAACCGAACTGTCTAATTTTTGTAGTTTTATTGCTGCAGCAATACCTGTAACATAATCCGCTACTATTAAAACTATTAACAACCTAAGAGCAGAATCAAATCCGCCAAGTGCATTGGCTATTGCTCCTAAAATTATTGCTATCATTGTATATACTACCTTTCCAATATTGCTCAAATTCATTGTATCATCTCCTTTTGTTCTCTAAACCCTTGTAATTCTATTAACCACTGTTTTAGCTGAATGTGTTCTTTTTTACATTCTTCACATTCAGTATCTTTTATGACTTCATCTATGTGATTTATAGCCTCTTGTAGTGTCACTCTATATAACTTCCTTACTTAATTTTTTGTTAATAGATTATCTGCTATCTTAAAACGTTGAAATTCTCTTTCCGGAAAAAATCACAGTGTAAAAAGGCAATAAAAAAAGACCTTATCAGTCCCAATTTATTGCCTTGTTTTAGATACTATTTACCTTGTTCACTTGTAAGTGGCTGTCCGTCACCATCAAAACCACTTTCTTTGAGTATTTCTAATACTTGCGGTCTAAGTCTTTCAGGTATCAATCTTTTTGTCTTTGTAGCCTTTTCAGGTATGCAAGTTAAATGTCCTGTGATTACACGATAAGCTAAAAATTCATACATAATAGTATCTCCTTTCAGATATAAATATAAAGTATATATAATAAAGCGTAAGTGCTTTATTTTTAAATTAATATAAGCAAGCATTTTTATCACCTACAATCCTACATTTTTCATAACCAAGTCTTCTATAGCTTTGTTTGCTTGTTCTACTTGCTCTTTCATCTTGTTGAGTTCTTCCTCTAAGATTTGTTCTTTTGATCTCGGTAGTTCAATATATTTCTGTTTCACTAACTTCTCTTTGTCATCAAAATAAGTTTCAATATAATGATTTTCTTTGTGTGGAAGTTCTTCAAATTCTTGAACTTTTATTTCTTCATTATCTTCTAAGATATAATATCCAAGGTATTCGCCTGTTTTTCTTGTTCTTGTGATAATTTTCATAAGTTCCTCCTATCCTTCGTAATATAACATATCTAAAGAGATAATTGGATGAACAGCTCCGATATTATTTTTTGTAACTTTGCCAACAACCTTAAACCTTTTTCTAACTTCTATATATCTATTGTGCCACTCAGCTGAATTCCCTCCAGCAGAAAATAATCTCATCTTAACCCCTCTCATTTCTGTAATATCATAAGCTAATATATCATCTAAATATATTTTTATATTTGCTAAATTAATCCCTTGATGATTAGGAATCGTATAATGTGGTACTTCGACAGTGTTAACACTAAAATTAATTATTTTACTTGGTTTATGCCAATCAAATAATACTACCTCTTGACCTTCCTGATACTCATTTTGTATCCCGGCTCTCGGCTCTCCAAAAGGTTTAATTGTTATTACGCCCACTTGATCCCCACCTGTTGTCGTAGCATATCTATTATATATCTGTCCGCCCACGCTCATCCACACTCCATTAATTAATACTTCTAAAATTCCGTTGTTGTTACGAAATTGAAAACCTGCAACGCAATCTGCATTTCTTGCACTGTCGGTTCTTAATCCATACGTGTATTGTCCATTAAAGCCCATCAATGTCGGATATGTTGCCGTCCATTGATTTTGTGCATTTGTCCTGTCGCAAGCTTGTCCGTCAGGTCTTATGCCCTTAGACGCATCGAAAATCACGTGATTTTGCCCGTAGTTCGCCCATCTTTGATATTTTACGACCTGTTCACTATCTTTTTGTAATTCCTGATTCCAAGAACCTCCGCCAATACAACACCATTTACTCCAAACTCCATTTTTAACTATTCTTAACCAAATAGATGTACTATCCAAAGGCATAAAAATTTGAGAACCAAATTGCCCTTTTATCATCATGTAAGGTATAATAATACCTTCATCTGTACTGCCTTTAAATGATGGTAAATTTTTTGTTCGGTCTAATACACAAGCATATGCCTTACCTGTTTCAAGACAGTTGTTTGCATCATCACCAGGAGCGTCTGTTGTTGAATTAAAACCAGCTCTCTCTCTGGTATCCAACAATTCCAACCAAGAATTCCAAGTTTTTGTAGTTGCGTTTCTGTAATAAACACCAAATGTATCTCCACTGCCGTAAGGTATAGCAATTTGAGTACCATATCCATCTAAATTGCTGGGTAAAAATATTATTTTTGAAAAATCATCAGGTAGCTCTGCTTCTTTTCCATAGTTTATACCTCCAATGTAAGACTGCAAATGTGCCGGATTATTGAAAATCTCTTTTGGTATAAAATCATTGTTTGCAAAAGAGTAGCTCCTTGCAAACATTAGACTATCTAAGCCATCGAGCTTTTCGCTGTCTGCCGCTTTTTCTGTTTTTTCAAGCTTTTTATTAACTTCCTCATCAAGTATGTCCATATTGTGATTTATGTCCATTACATCTGCATATTCATTGTATTCAGGCTTTCTTAATTTTAAATTTGTTGTTTCTTGCATATCATCACCTCTAATTCATTGGCAGGTGTCTTATACCATCCCAAGTTAGCTTTTTAATTTCACCCCAAGTCCTCTTTTTTACTTCGCCCCAAGTTGCAAATGTAAATACATAGTTAATGCCAAGGTGTGCTGGCTTTATTTCTTCCAAAATACTCTTTAACCCAGTCATATTGGCAGGTATTCCACGAGTACCAACAAACTTTATTTCGAAAAAATACTTGTCGTTGTGTTCTACCACTTGCACCGCACCGTTTGAAAATGCTCTTGCCACATTTTCTATCATCTCTTTTGTTGTTGTACCTACACCTCTTAACTTTGCCTTTATCATCTCTCGTCTGTGTTCATAGGATAAAGATAAATCAGTTTTCAAATCATATTCTTTTTCCCACAGTTCAAGCCCCCATGTCGCAGACTCGATAAAGCATTGAGAAGAGACATCTTTTTCTTTGCAATCAAGTTCCCCAACTTCTTTGCCCAAGCTATCCTGTAATGCGACCATTTCCTTTACATCTTGCCAATATGTCGGTAAATAGTGCATTAGTTCCTTATAGCACTCGCTCATTATCTCACCTCAAATCTCACATCAGACAAAAGAGGAATTTCCTCATCTTCAAGTTCAATATTGGCGGTTACACCGTTTATTTTAAGTTCACTGTAATCAAGAACATTATCCGTTTCAAGTAGGATATTTCCTATCTTTGCAAGTGATACATAGCTTGTTTTAAACACATTGTCCTTAAAAAAATCTTTTACTCTTGATTTGAAATTAGCTGTTATATTATCAAGCCCCGCCCCTTGTACAGTCTTTACATTAGCAGTAATTGAAATACTTTTATTTTTAGCAGATACGACCGTGACGGTAGCTCCAATGGGTCTAACTTCCTCAATATGTTTTTTTACTTCATTTATAAGAGGTGCATCTGCCACTTCCATTTTGTTATTAACAATAACTAATTTTACAGTACCGTTTCCGTTCCAAAGCGGAAATACTTTGACAGCTCCAACTCCATTTACCTCTAAGCTCCACCGCCTGTAATGATATATATTACCTGATGTCGCAGGCTCCCTTACTTTTATAAAATATCTGTTTCTTAGGTGTTCCGTACTCTCTTCATCTTCGCCATATCTTTCAATTTTCTTAAATGTAAGAGAATTAAAACCTTCGATATCTTGTATTGGTGTAAAGCTTACATCTTTAACATTTCCTATCTGCCCTGCCGTTTCACATTCAAGAGCATATATTCCTTCGTCCACTTTTCTTATTACTTTAAAATTAAGCTCATCGACATTAAACCTATCCTCATTGTCAAGCTCTAAGTCCGCAGGATCCACAGTAGCAAGGATAATAGAAGTGGTAGGTGGAAGTATATCCACACCGACAGATTTTGCAATCTTAATAAGATATTCTCTATCCGCAGTTTCTGCAAAAGACTGTTTCAACATATATTCAAGTGCAATGTATAAATGCACCATTTCGACAGATACCGGTGAAACGGCATCAAAAATCATTGAACCTTCTCTTTTATCAAAATCATCAGAAACACGATTTAAAGTATCCGATAATATGTCCTCATACTTTTTTACAATATCCACTAATTCATCACCTCACCACTTATCTTTACATTCCCAAAGACTGTCGACACTTCAAAAGAAACAAAAACAACAGATTTTTTAGACAGGTCGAAATCAAAGTCGAATACTTCAAATATTCTTTCATCTTTAAGTAAAGCCTCTTTAATTCTTCTTTCAATTTCAACACAAGCATAGGACCGAGGCATACCGAACAAATCTTTGAGATATATTCCATATTCGTCAGAGTATATAATATGCTCGCCCTTAGTAGTAAATATGACTTTATAAATAGCCTGCTCCATTGCCTCTATCCCGTCGACATTATGTTTCAGAGTATTATTATATATATCCAAGCCATAAGTATAAGTCGGCTCATCTACTATCTCTATATTTACATTTTCAATTTGAGGTATCATTATGCACCTACCCTGTCTAAGACTACAAATCTTTGACCGCCACTGACCCTGAGAAGTATGACCTTATCACCTTTAACAAGTTTATTATGGACTAAAAAAGTTTTTCTACCCACATATCCGTGAATATGCTTTAGCCCACTCACAGTAACCGTATCAGTTATACCGCTATACTTATGCTTGTGCTTTTCCTTAGCCTCAGGAGTACATTTTTCATCATCAGTTACACCACTATACTTATGAGCGTGTGAAAAAGATCCGTCAAGTGCCTCTTCAGTAGTATGATTTACTGTCATATCCACATTATAGTCCGTAACGTTTCTTGACAGCACTAATTGATTTTCACCAAGGATAAGTTTTTGGTCAATAGATATTTTAAGCGGACTGTCCGAAACAACATCACCGAAAAAAACATCACAGACCTTGCTATGCTCCACCGCATCCAACGCCGATTTTTTGATAATGCCGACAAAATCCCTTGCATCAAGCACTAAAATCACCCCCTATAAGCAACAAATCCATAAAGTGTTCATCGCTTTTAAAAATATGCTTGCATTTTTCTACAATAAAATAGTTTTTAGTGATAATATCTCCGATATTAAGATTGACGATTACCATATTGCCGGCTCTTACTTTCAAATTGCCGAATACACCTTTTAAAGTCAAGTTTCTTGTCTTATGATTATACAGTTCAAGTAAAGCATCTGCTTTTGTCTTAGCATTTTTATCACTTTTAATATCTTCAAAATACTGTAAAATACCCCACTTATTAATATTACTGCCGTCTTTTGTAATATAAATATCTCGCTTGCCTGTTTTTTTATTTTTATACGACAGCTTTATAGTGTTATAGGTATTGACATCTATCGAAGAAGTATAATCAAAATCTTGTAAACAGTCCTCATCAATCAAAAGATCAGTTTTCATATTAGAAATATTTTTCAAAGTCAGTTTTCCAAAGTTATCATATAAGACATACATCTGCTTGGTATTTTGGAGTGTTTCGTCAAGGGCGTTTTGCACCATATCAAATAAGGTCGTATTTTCTTCCACCCTTGACTTTATCTTAAATTTCGTATCTTCGACAGCTCCAACTTTTAAGTTGAAATCATTGGCAATCATCTTCAAAAATTCGCTTGCAGTCTTATTCTCATATACGATAGTATCTTTATTCTTCAGATACCTGAGTTGGTCGTAGCAAGTTACATCTATCCTGTGTTCCTTGTTCCTTTTTTTAGTAAACACAAAACCGAAAAATACTTCCTTATCGTCTTTTACACATCTGACTTCATTACCTTCCTGAAAATCAATATAATCATCCTTTACTACCTTAAAATTAAGTTGACCCGGTGCTCCTTTTCTTTCCGTAGAAAATGTAACTTCATCTTCTACCAAAGGCTCATACGTCTTGCCCTTGTTTGTAATAAATATCCTTAACATATACACCTCTAAGGCATTTTCAATACCTGACCTACACGAATTACATTAGGATTAGTTATACTGCCCCTGTTTAATTCGTAAATCTTCTTATACATATCGCCATTTCCGTATCTTCTTTTGGCTATTATCCATAGGGTATCTCCTTGTGCCACCTTATACGTCTTGTACTTACCATTTTTACCTTTATCTCTTGCCTTTAATTTCGATACAACATTTTTCGCCGCAGTCGAAACTTTTTTTATCTTTCCGGAGCCTTTTTTTATCTCTTCGTATATCTTGACATCAGTTTTATATTCTTTAAACTGTTTCAATTTCACTGATATTACGACATCAAAGCCCTCTTTTACATCGTCTTTTATAGAATACTCCTCAAGAGATACAAGAGAGTTAGTCTCATGCAAAATCTTTCCGCTTGGCATATTCCTTAGTATGACAAATCTTATAGGCTTTTTTTCAGCCTTCCAATTTTCAAACTTATCAATATAAAAATGTACAGGTTTAAATCCGTCCGGATAGACAGCAAACGGATATTTTGCACTTGGGATAAGAAGGTCAAAATTACAGTCAAAAAGACCGCCTGTCTTTAGTATATTAATCTCCAAACCATTGATAAGATTAATTGTTTCGTTCTTATTTTTAATCTTCACTGTAATATTAGACGGAGCAACAGGCATCTGTATCCCGTCCAAAAATAGCTCATACATTAAATATGCACTCCTTCCGCAACAGAATTCACCGCCTCAGCAGTTGTTGTTACCAA